TGGGATTTCGCTGCAGGTTTCCCAAGATTTGAAGGCCCTACCCTTCTGGTCACCAGATCCGCGACCGCTGACCGATCGCCATGTCTTGCGACCCCGTACCCCTTTGCCTGTTGCAACGCATATGGCTCGGCGCTATGTTGTTCAGGTCGAGCTCTAACTCGGGGGCCACCGCATAGGGAACGATGTGATCCGGTTCCCAGGACAGCGGAGCAGTTGAAGGCTGCAGCGAGTAGTCAATTCTCTCACCACAAATATGACACGGTGCGCGGCTACGTCTGTCACGATCCCATGCCAACCTTCTGACCTTCTGCCACCTTGATGTATTCTTACTGCGTTGCATATATTTCACCCCTTTGGGTGTGGGTGTCTCGCGCTTGTGCTTGAGAGCACCCCATCGCTCTAATTCATTCCAAACTAAAAGCCCCCAGGGACCGGCCAAGGGACTTCTACTTAAAAGGAAGATTTGAATGAGGATGCGCAGCATGTGGGTGATAAATAATTGAAGCGCATCGCCATCTAATCAATTCATTATTACCATAAAACTAACTATCATTTACTATCAATTTTAGATATTGCTTCATTCATCGCCTGAGTGAGCTGACTGGCGAAGTCTCGGGCTGTAGTTGCGGCGAGGTTAATGGCTTCGCCCATAACCGCCATTGTGTTGCTTAAAATCTCGGGGAGTTGGGCAAGAACGTCACCGATCGGGAGCGCTTTGACGAGGTCCCAGTGGTTTGCCTTCATGTGTGCCCTACACTTCTTAAAAGACCAGCCTGTCAGGTTGCGCAGTATCTTGATGTCTTTGTTTCTGCTCATTTCGTTGTTGCCTCCTCCAGTGCTGCCAGTCCTTTCAAAACATTTTCAGCTATCTCCAGAGCTTCCTGATCGCCTTTAACGTAGCAGCCGCCACAGTGTGCGTGATATCTTCTGATCGTGTTGATGATCTCCGCCGCTTCTTTTGGTGTCATTTTCTAAACCTCTCTAAAATGTTATTTCTGAAGTCTTCCCTTGGGATCGCGTAGGTCTTGGCCCAGTCATCCGGAAGTTTTAACTTGTTAATATCCATCTGTCGCTCCTCCTATTTTCTTGTGCTTGTGCTGACCACGATAGCGTAGTCTTTTACAGCCATTAAGTGAACGTCCATATTTAGAATATTATCGCCAAGGAACTTGTCAGGCTCAGCTGTGACCGGAATGATAACGTCAATATCGCCTCTTGTAGGATCCTCGTCGAACGTGATGCGGAGCTCGCTGGTTATGATGGGGCACAAGTCTCTGATTGTTATTGTGTTAGCTTTCATTTTGCACTTCCTCCCTTCTTGTTGTTACCTATCCACGCCAGTGCTACCACTGTGACGCATATGATCGCTGTTATGATGATTGCCTTCATTTCTTTTTTACCTCCTCGAGTTTAACCATTTATATTTTGCGAAATAGTCCATTAGACACCTCCGAGATTTTCGAGCACGGTCGCCATCTGCTCCAGCATTGTCCTGTGAATTCTATAGACCTGTGCGATGGCTACATGTTCCAGCTCTGCGATGTTTTCCCACTTGAGTCCGTTGATGTATCTATCAACTGCGACCGCTCTCTGTGCAGGATCCTGCAGCTCACTGATCGCCTTCCTGGTCTTTGCAGTCTCTTCGACCAGCTGGCGCTTTTCTCTTTCATATTTCTCACGCAGCTGAGACATTTCCAGAAGTGTGTCCTCATGTCTCTGCCTTGCTGCATCCGAGTCATGGCACTCGCTTCCGTCACTCTCATACTTTGCGACACCGTTCCCGAGTCTGTCCTGGAGGATCTCAAGCATGCGCTGATCGGCTTCGACTTGTTTGTTCAGGTTGTAGTTCCTATTGAGCCATAGCTTTGCTCTGTATGCTCTATTTGTCATTTAGTCCTCCCTTCAGCTCTTCAATGGTTACGTGGATCTCTGCCTTCTCTGCGTAGTATTTTGTGAGATGCAGGTCAACGACCTGACTGTCGTCGCACCAGTACCCGCACGAGGTCATCTCGTCCGCGATTTGCTTGTAAAAATTATCAACGTCGGGCCTCGTGGTCTTGTAGGTGCCCCATAGCTTTTTTGGGCTCTTTATGTCGAAGTAAAAGATCATTGTGAGCCTGACAGGTCCCTCGATCGGTTTCTTAGGCGCGTATTTCTTGAGCTGATAACTGAATAACGTGCTGGCCGTTTTGACGTTTCCACGCTGGTAGTGCTTTATATATGGCACGAGCTTCCCGGCGTTGTTCCGTCTGTACTTGATCGTTTCACCCTTCTGCTGCGCTGTACCGGACGGCATGCCTCTGTCAAATTTCATAATGATGTTAGTCTTCATTCTTCCAGAACCTCCTGACCGGCTCCAACGTCTCGGGGTGCCTTTTATAGAATTCATCGAGTGCGCTGCCGTTTCCGTCATCCGTTAACCATTCACAGAGTGCATCGATATACTCGTCTGCGAGTTCCTTATTGAGTGGGAACACTCTGCACGGTGTGATCCGGATCTCGTTCGGAGGTGCCTCGATCTGTGTGAGCCTGACCCATTTAACAGCTTCAAGAAGCTCCTGGGGGCTTGGGTGCCACTTGCTCGTTGCGACACAGCGCTCTGCTGCCTGCATGACGTCCTCGATGTCATAGTCTGCAAGCATGACGTTGTAGGTGTTTACTCTCTGCGCAAGCTCTGCCTGCGTTGCCTTGCGGTCCTGTGGATATGCCGAGTGCAAGAACTGGACCAGCTTGAGGGTTTCCTTTGTGTTCATGGTTCACCTCCTGCCATCCTCAGCACCTCATTCCAGTCGATCTCGTTGTTGACCGTGGAAGGCGGACAATGTCCCGGTGCCTTCTGGTTCTCTTTGGCCTTCTTTTCCCAGGTGATGACCGCAGCCTTCCAGTCCTTCATGGGTGTCCCCTTGCCGAGCTTGAAGCCTCTGGCCTTGTAATAGGCATACCAGGCTTCGGGATCGATTCCGTTATTACGCTCTTCACAATAGGCTTGAACTTCTTCCAAGGTCGGAGGGACAAATTTCTTTTGTATGTTTTCTTTATCCTTAGTACTTTGTATATTTAGTACTTTGTATTCTTTAGTACTTTGTAATGGTTCGTTTTTCCATATTGTGGTTTTTCCTGAGTCTGGTTTTCCGTACTCTGGTTTTTCCACATTGTGGTTTTCTCCACTCGTGGCGGTCTCCACTCGTGGCATTTTCGAACTGTGGACTGTTTGGGGTGTGTTTGTGGGGTGTTTGGTATCTATTTCGCCCTTTGCGGTATGAATGGGTGCATGCTCATATATGTCCCAGGTGCATTTTGTGAAGCGTCCGCTACTGTCTTTATGTCGGTTAATTACCACATACCCGGCAGCCTGAAGCTCCTGTAGCATGCGAAGGATGACACTCCTCGAGGATCCTGTTCTCTTTATGAGTCCGCCGAGTGAAAAACTCCAGTCATCCGGAAGACTCAAGAGGTAAGCAAGGAAGCCACGAGCCTCCCATGACAGATTTACATTGTTGAGCACTGCATTGTCGATCATTGTAAAATGCTCATTATGTTCCTGCCTGTTTACCATCTTTGCAACCTCCGACAATGAGCTCGGCCTTCTTCAGGACGTTCTCGAGTGTTATGATCGACTCTTTAACCGGGAGCGGTCCGTCTGACAGCCTCAGGACTGTCTTGGCGCCTTTGTCCTTGTATATCTGATACTTCGATCCATCCTTGAGTTCCTGAAGCGCCTGGATGTCTTCCACGTTCAAAATGATGCGCTCGTTGAAATTGATGCCGTGTACTTTTATAAACATGTTCCTGTCTCCTCCGGTTCTTCGTAAATAACGACTTCGTTGATGATGCCCTCGCATCCTGCCCAGTCATCGGCGTAGGTGATGCGCAGCTGCTTCTCGATCACTGCCCCGGTTCCCTGTGGGTAATAGCGCACGACGAAGCCATAGCTGTCTGTGTTACCCTCCGAGTTCTCTCTCGCCAGCACTGACAGATCGCAAATAATAGAATCGTTTCCGAACGCTCTGAGGGCCTTCGCAATATGGTGAGCTGCTTCCCTGATCTCTGTCTCGAGGATCTTGTACTTCATGAGTCTGCCCTCCTGTCGCTGAACGTGGGGCCTGATATCGCAGGCATTTCTGACTTCGGTTTGATGCTGATGTAAATGTATTCCTGACCAAAGAAGTGGCAGATCTTCGCCACGGTCTCGATGCGTGGGCTTCTGTAACCCTGCAGCCAATAGATGACTGACTTTCTTTCAAAGCCGATCGCCTTGGCGAGCTGTTGCTCTGTGACCTTGTTGCTCTTCATCATGTACTCGAGCCACTTCGCAAAATTTGCGTCAGCACATACTGACTCGATCGTCTGGTTATCTAAATAGCTTTTTCTCATGTCTCCGGTCCTCCCTGAATTGACAGCCTGATCTTGCCCACAACGTCCTCATATGATTCGACTGTGCAGATAACTCCATCCGATGAGAAGATGATCGTCTTCGCGTTCTTTTCTTCGTCAATTAAGAAACTGGGTGCAAATCTTGCTCCGGGAATGGCCTCGCAGACCTTCCTGATGCTGCCGGTCTTGAGCAGAAGGCGCTCATTATGTACGCCAAGGACCTCAATGAAGCCGTCGATGTTGATCACCCCGCTCTTGATAAAATCTGCCGCCAGCTGAATGTTCCCGTTGGATGTCTCAATCTTGAGCTCAGGCGTGCCTTCCTTCACTTCTTCGAGCTTCGGGCGGAAGTCTGCAGCGAGCTCTTCAGAAGTTACGCGTTCGCGTACTTTAGTGATGCGTTCGCTGACTTTTGTCTGCGTTTGCAAAGTTTCGTCCTTCGGGTTATCGACCTTGACGAACTTGACGGGGATGTCGAAGCTCTTGCCGTTCATTTTCTCGGCTATTTCCAGGACTTCAGGCATGATCTTGCCGTTGATCTTCAAATATCTGGCAGTCTCGCACTCGGTGCGCTTGATGTTCTTGACGAGCTTCAGGATCCTGCCGCCTTTATCGTGATACTCATGAGCGAGGCCGTCCTTCATCTTGATCTGTCCGCCTTCTGCCCAGATGCGTATATAGTTCGAATTCGTGAAGTTCTTCCAGCTGTAATGTCTAAATGTGATATAGATCTGGTCATTCATTCCGACCGTCACAGTGATGTCTTTATCACTGTAGTTTTTTCTTTTTTCGAATAAAGATATCTGTGCCATTCAAATCTTCCTCCCAAATTAAACGTAATAAGCGACGCCCACGGTCTTGGCTCCTGCCTTTTCTGGATCATCCAGATAGAGCTCACCCTTGTAGAGATATCCGCAAGTGAAATCGATATGAGCCTCCGAGCATCTAAAAAATCTCTTGCAATACTTCATGACTTCGTCATAGTCCGCTTCGACCTGGGTGACGATGTATGTCTTCTGCTTCTTGTTAAAACCCTTGTAGATCTCAAACTTTGCCATTTTCTGATTCCTTCCTTTTAGTGTGATGTCTGCAGCTGTGTGACTTCCGGACAGGTCTGGGATGATTTATCACGACGTTACAGATCCCGTCATTCAAAAAGACCTTTTTGTTATGCTCGTGGAAGTGTATGCAGCTCTCACAGTATTTGAACTGTTCCATAGTTCAGAACGGTGTGAAGAGGTTGCCTGTCTCGATGCTCCTGCGGTCGAGGATCTCAACGGTCTGGGGCTGAGTCTTCTCGTTCTGGATCATTTCGAGCTCCATCTTCACCCTTCTGTTATCTTCCTGAAGCTCTCTGATGGTCTTCGCGTCAATAACCAGTTCCAGGATCATCCCGATCAGGAACCCGATCGCCAGCGCTGCGATGATGTAAATAACTGTCAATGCTGTCATAAATTGCCTGCCTTTCTTCTTCTGTCATGCTTAAATCTATGTAGGTGACCAGGTAAACCGATTCGTATCTGGTCGGGAAGTTATTGACCTCTTCCATGGTCTCGACAAAACAGTCGACATGATGCCCTTTTACTGCGCTCCCGGTGTCCTCTGCGATGTATAACTTTCTGTTATCCGGATCGTATGGATCCCCGACCAGAAGGATGTCGCCAAAACTGTGATAATTTCTATCAATTGCGCATGTGGTCGGTTCGTCCCATTCCTCCGAGTAGTGAACCTCTTCGCCTGATGCCGTGATCCTGCTGTATGTCTCTTCATCTGAATAGCCTGTGATGAAATAGGTGCCAAGATATTCAAATTCGAGGACTATCGACGTCCGTCCGCTTGATATTTCCGACTTCGGTCTTCTTAACCAGATCAGAGTCTTCAGCTCTCTGTCATGGGTCCACCAAGGTGTCGAGGGATAGACCTTCAAAACTCTCTTCTTGTGTTTGGGACCGTCTCCGAATATCAGACCGGAGCAGAAGACCGTCAGAGCTGCCAGGCCGAGGATGATCTTCCCGGCGCGCCCGAGCTTCATTTTTTAACTCCCTGAAGCGTGTAAAGCTCACTATTGCCTTCGATGACTGCCCTCAAGTTCTCCGGAAGTCTGAAGCCGAACGAGTAAAGTGTCGAATAAAAGGACTGATGTGCTCTGAGTGTTGCGCCGCTCTTCACGAGGTCATAACTGACGAACTTGTTCCTATATGACAGTGCCAGCTCATACCAGACTTCGAGGAAGATCTTTTTGAGCGGATCGCTCTGCTTGTAAACTGCTCCGATGTTGAGGTCTTCGTGGATGAGTGTCCTGACGTTATAAATGTGTTGAAAGTCCGAAATAACTGATTGATTTTTTTCAAGTATTTCGATGCAGTTCTTGAGCTTATTCTTGTATGCGGTCAGCTCCAGGGAGTGGATCTCTGCCTGCGTGAGTTCCAGGATAAAACGAAGATATTCGTCACAGATCTCTGCGCGAGCATTTTCGAGTGCCTTGGCCTGCTTGTTGATCGCTTCCTGTCTCAGCTCTTCCTTTGTCTTGCCCTTTTCCTTTTTCTGCTCTTTGGTCATCTTCATCGCGAAATCAATGCCGCGGTAATTATGTTTGAAAACAACGTTATCCTTTTCATGAGCTGCAGCTGCGTCTCTGATACGATCGACGTTTTCCTTTGAGAATTCTTTGAGAGGGATGTCGCCATAACCAAACTCTGGAAGTCTTTTATAATCGGAACCTACGAACCAGCCGCGATCGTCTTCCTTCCAGCCTACTTCGTCGAGTACTTCCTTGTATTTTTTGAAATTAGTTTCAAGATTCAGCTCTTCGAGATATTCATCGACCTCGTCAGAGAGCTCTCGGGAGCTGTCTACGCTTTCAAGGATCTCGTTGCGCTTCTCTACGTCCTTGATCTTGCTGAGCTTCATGAAGTCAGCGATAGAGAGCTGGAAGCGTTCAGAGGTCTCTGTCAGAGTCTCCTCGTCGAGCTTGTTGATCTCGAGCCTTGACTTGATTGTCTTCTCTGAAAAGCCTGTTTTGTCTGCGATCGTTTCAACTGTGTCGCCCAGGTCGAGCATCATCTGGAAACCACGAGCCTGTTCGATATAGGTCAGATCTGAGCGCTGGATGTTCTCGCAGAGCATAATGCCGACCTGTTCCCTGTCGCTGAGTCCTTCAGCTATGACACAAGGCAACTCTGTGAGGATCCCCTCCGATGCTGCGAAACGTCTGTGTCCGATCAGGATGCGGAAATGTTCAAGTGTGTCGTCTGTGGGTATAACGGTCAAGTTCTGCATGATACCGTGTTCACGGATGGACTCCCTGAGTTCTTCCAGATCTCCGAGATCTTTACGAGGGTTATCCGGATGAGGTTCGAGCTGTGACCTGTTCAAATATACGATTGATGATTTTGTTTTTTCTTTCATGTCAAACCTTCCTCAAATAAATCTGTTCTTTGCTTTGCCTGTCCGATCAGGAGCTTCTCGCGTTCTGTGAAACCTTTGCGCAGTGCTTTCTTGACATAGGACTGGCTTCTGTTGATGACGTCGGCGATCTCCTGGGTGTTCTTGTATACCTGATACAACCGGGGAAACCTGACCGAGTCCGGTCTCGTGGTCTTCACTTCGCCACCCCCTTGAGTTCCTTTTGTGGAACCTTCGGGACAAAAAAATAATCGTTAACTTCTTCGTCCGGGATCTGAAGCAATCGGATCGCTGCGATAAGTGTCGAACCCTTCCAGTCTCTTCCATCCTTCAGGTATCGGCTCAGGGTTGACTCAGCCATTCCAACCGCTTCACAAAAAGCCTTTTGAGTCCCGAACTTTTCAATTATTCGAGCCTCGAGCTTTTTAGTTTCGTATCGTGTCATTCTATGCCTCCCTTCTGTTATTTTTTGAGTTCCACTTTTGGAACTGACACGTTTATCTTACCATTGAGTTCCATTTTTGCAACCCCTAATAATTCCATTTTTGCAACTGTCACTAATTTGTCATATAATCAGGCTGGAGGTCGAAATAATAAAATGTTTGATATAAAAGACAGACTCATTGAAGCGTTAACAATCAAGGGCTGGACCGGTTCAGACCTCTCGAAGCATAGTGGGATAAGTAAAGGACAGATTTCGAGATATCTACACGGCCAGATAATACCCAAGCAGTCAAAGATCGCAGCGATGGCGAACGCGCTCGGAGTGTCTCCTGCCTGGCTTCTTGGCTATGATGTAGATATGAAGGGCGAGCAGTTAGCACCCGAGATTGAACTCGACAAACTGACAGAAGGAAATAAAAACAGAATACTCGCCTATTATCAGGCACTTCTTGATTCCCAGGAGGAAGGACATGGCAACACCTAAGTGGAATAAACAGAGGAAGCTCTGGATCATCCAGGGCCAAAAGAATGGAATAAAAAAGTCCTTTTATTCGTCCACTCCCGGAATGAAGGGCAAGCGTGAAGTCCTCGACCTTTATGACGACTGGGTCGAGTTCGGAGGTGTGCAGAAGATCACAGTCGAGAAATGTGTCGAGTTGTACCTCCGAGACATCGAGGCGCGCCTTGGTCGGAGGGACACATACAGAGAGACAGAAATATACACGCGCCTGTACGTCCTTCCTACGCTTGGGCGTTGCAAAATGAATAATTTATCATTGAGAGACTGGCAGGCTGTCCTGAACGAAGCCAGACCGCAAAAACACCCATCTGGGAGCCTGAGCGTGAAGACCCTCACGCATTTGCGTGCCGTTTTGACTGGTCTGCATCGTTTCGCATATGTTAATTACTATTGTGATGACTGGCGCGGCTCTCTTTATATTCCCCAAGGACATCAAAAAGGTGTCAGGCAGATCCTGCAGCCCTCCGATATTGCGAAGCTCTTCGATCCGGTCCGCTGTAGTGCATTGTGGTACGTTAATGCGTTCCGCATCATGCTGCTGTGTGGACTCCGTCCGGGTGAAGCTCTGGGGCTTCAGGAAGGTGATATAGTTGACGGTGTGCTGTATGTGCAGCGTGCTATCAATGACCAGGGCGAGATCACGGAAGGCAAGAACCGGAACGCAAAGCGTGCCATCCCCCTGCCTACCCTTGCGAAGACGATCATCAACGAAACGATCGCCCGGAACCATAAAAAGAACTTTGGGACTCCGTGGATCTTCCCGAATACTGTCGGAGCTCCTGCATGTCAGGATAGTGTCAGGAAGCAGTGGAACCGACTGAAGACAGAGCTGGGGATCCCCGGAACGTTGTACTCACTCCGTCATACTTTCGTGAGCATCGTATCAAGTCAGACTCACCTGGCTGAAGGAACGATCAAGGAACTCGTGGGACACTCCCAGAGCATGGACACGTTCGGAACATACAAGCATGCAGTCAAGGGTGAGCTGGAGACAGCTGCAGAAGTTATCAACCTCACATTTGAGCGCCTGAAAACTGCGGATAATTAAAAAGTCAAGTAAAAAGTCAAGTACAGAAAAAATAAAAGCCCCCGAAAGCCTTACAGCTCGGGGGTTTCTTTTGGTGGGGCTGGTGGGACTTGAACCCACCGCCGTCAGTCTACTCGTGGACTGAAATATGCCAAAAGTATTGTAAAATAAGCACTTTTCTATTTCAAGGCTTCAAAGTGTCCACCGTAGAAAACACAAAAGTCAAGTAAAAAGTCAAGTAAAAGAAAAAACCCCGAGGGGAAGCTGCTAAAGCCCTCGGGGTATTTCTTGGGGAAATAATATGAACAGAAAAGACTTTTATAATTCAGAGATCCACGCACATGATACAAAGCCGTTGTAACCGTCAAAGCATGTCATGGCCCACTGATCGGATCCGTCGACTTCCTGACCGTCTACGATCTGGCTGACCTTGAGCTTTGAGCCGTTAGGTATGCCGATCAAGTAAGCACTGTTTGTGGTCGGTGCCGAGCGGAGTCTCAAGATGCCGCCGTTGGTGGTGACAATGTAATTGTATTTAGGTGTCTCGGGCTTTGGCTCAGGCTTGGGCTCTTCCTTCGGTTTCTCCGGCTCTTTGGGTGTCGATGTTGTCGGGTACTCGTCGCCGTCATATCGTGGGTGACCAAAGCCGTCAATCTGGGGGTCGTCCAGCGAGTAGCTACGTCTCACGACCTGATAGCCTGAAGCGTTGCCCTCGACCGTATAAATGTTGTAGTCGTCCCAGTCGACCACGATGCCAGTGTGCGCAAAGTTTCTAAAAAAGACCTGATCGCCCACACAAGCGCCCTGTGATGTCTCACTCCACGCATCGTGCTGCATGTAGTAGTCTGCTGCGTAGCCACAACCTGCGGCGAGGTTTTCGCCACTGTCAGGCTCAAAAGTGAAATAATGAGCGTCCCACTTGTCGGGGTCAATGGATCCCGAAGAGTTGCGGGTGCTCTTCCAGATGCACCAGTTGACGAAGATGCTACACCAATCGGCATCAGGACAGCCGTCTTTTGCCGGCATCTGCCAGTAATTCACATTGTCGAGGTCTCTGGTATACTTTGAGGTGCCTTTGCCTCCCTGATAACCGACTTCGTTGAGTGCAGCCCTGACAACGTCAGCCTTATATAATGATCCCATTATTTTGCACCTCCCTCTTTTATCTTCTTAGCGTACTGCATGGAGCTGACTCCAAGAAGTGCGCCGAGGAAGGCGGTGACTGCTGTGAGGGTTGCACCGATCGCTTCAGCGTAAGGCCAGCCCCAAATACTTGCAAGAGCAAGCCAGAGCGTAGTTGTTGCCGGGAGCGCCACGAGTGCGATCCACTTCAGAACGTCGTAAACTTTTGAGTTAAGCATTGTTTTCTCCTCTCTCAATTTCTTGTTTGTATTTTTTTTCAATGAGCTCAATGCTGAGCTCTGTGATCCCATTTGAGAAACTTGGGTGTTTAGAGGTGTAATGCTCATATAAGGCCGCATCGAGTAAGGTCTGGCGGAAGTAGTCAAGACTATGGTCAGATCCGTTGCGCAGCTCGTCAGCGAAACGCAAAATATGGACTCGAGCCTGTACTGCTCTATACTCCTCAAATGCTTCCTGATTCCTGTCTATGCGCTCACTCAGTCCGTCGATGCGCTTGCCGATGCTCTGCTTCATGTCGGCACGAGTGACCAAAAACTGAATGATAAACTGCAAAAAACCAAACACCGCACCGCTTGAAACGATCGCCACGATGATCGTGATCAGATTGTTGTTGACCTCCTCCATAGGCACCAGCCTCCTCTCAATCAAAAAGGGGAGCGGTTTGCTCCCCCTGATTTCTATTCCTAAAAATATGAATTATACCGAATTACTTAATCATTATGGCAATCAGGTGTTTCTAATTGCCTTTGAGGTTGATTGTCAAAAACAATCAAATCGGCATATTTTTCATCAAACTTGATTATTTCTGTCATACTTTCACCGCCTTATTGTGTCGCAATATTATCAAGGTAGTAAACACCGACCTTTCGGGTGCTACTAACATTGTTTTGGCTTGAAAAGGCTATTGCCGTCCTTGACAAAGCCTTAACCTTTATAGTGCTTCCTGCTATGTAACTTACATATCCAACATATAACTGGTCGCTCGGAATATCCTTTAAGCCTACAACAAACTTTACGCTATTGAAAAGCGTACCCTCACCGCTTGCGTCAAATGTTACGTCAATTTCCTGATAATTAATAAAAGGCAAATCTATACTGTCCGCTTTTTCACTCAAACCAATATCGATATAACCTTTCGTGCTTGTGGTATCACTTGCACTGATAGGAAGGTTAGTGGCATTAATGCTTGAAACTTCATCATCAATATAGTCTTTAATACTATCCTGACTATTTTCTTCAATCGGGATATTTGTGCCGTTCTTCTTGCCTATCTCACTATCAACAAATTCAAGAATATCGTTTGACTTGCTTGTGTAGTAGTTGACTTCCACATCACCGCAATTACTAAAAATATTATTCTCGCCCGAAAGAGTAGGAATATCCTGACTTGTGATTGAAAGCGTTATAGGGTTAGCCAACGGATAAACAACTTGTGCTCCTGTGCTTGGTGAAGTATTAGGGACATAGTTATCCATTGAACTTATCCACGGCTCATTTATAGTTTCACCATTATATGAAGCAATATATTCGTGAGTAACAACCAAATTACCCTTATTGTTGAAATAACCGCCGTAAACTGTCTGACCGAAAGCAAAGGTGTAGTTGTTGCCGTTGTAAGCCTCGTAGTCGTCAACTGTTAAAACACCCTCGAAAACACCGCTGTTTTCATAGAACAATCTTGTTATACCGCCACCGAATGAGGTTGAAATATATTGTAAGGTTTTTCCTTCCAATGACGCTTGTGCAATAGTAACAACCTCGCTTGCTGTTGTGGTTGAAAAATACACTGTGTTTTGAGTTCCGTCAGTATAATGAAACGATATATTACTATTTAGATTTGTTCCTGTTTGGTATCTTGTCAAACGCAATATGAGTGTATAGCGTGTATTTTCCTTAATCCTTATACCATTAGTAAAATTCTTATTGTTTGTAGAACCGCCTGCGTCAATAGTAACAAAATTGCCATTTACATCACTATCAAATTTCGAAGCATTTGGGTTATTGACGGCATTAACTATTGCGTTTCCCAAAGCAAGACCGCCTAACAGATTTTTACCGCAAACCGACACAACACCACTACCAAAGCCGTTAATTGCAATAGGGGAGTCAGGTGTACCACCACCACCCGTTGCTACGATTTCACTTACGAGCGACTTGACGGGTATATTATCCGCACCATCTTCAATGTGAACAATGCTACCACTTGCCGTGTTGTCGTAATCAAAGGCATTGTCGATTGCGGTTTTAATGCCCTCGCTTGTTACAGTATAGCCAATGCCGTGATTTTCAGTAGGCTCGTTGTCAAAGATAACATTTGCACTGTCGTACTGTGTGGCGACTTCTTCGGCTACCATTCCATCAACCATAGTATTGAGGTTGTGAATGGAAGACTCGGACTCGATGCCGTTGTTGAGAGGTGACTCTTCAACGCTGAGGGTGAAGTTGAGCGTGCCGATGTCGTTGCCGTCTTCTTCCAGCCTGATCTCGCCAAGGTTTGCACCGTAGCATGCACACATCTGCAAAGTTGTATAAACTTCTACATAATTGCTTGATGTGTTAGTGACCGCAACCGTGACCAGATTGCCGTCTGGCTTCTTGACGTTGCATGTGATCGTCTCGGCTCCTGTCAGCACGATCGGATCCGTGCCGTTGAAGAGATTGAAGCGGAAGCCTCTGCCCTCGTCAAACTGCTTTGCATGTACGACGGGGTTAGCGCCCTGTGGTATCAGGTTTAAGTTAATTGATTCCATTGAGTTTGTCCTCCAGTGCTTTTATTCTTGCTTCTTGCTTTTTGATGATGTCCTGCAAGTATGGGATCATTCCGACATAGTCAAGGCTTGCCGGTGTCTCTTCAGTCTCGGGTGTCACAAGGTTGGGGAGCACCTTCGCAACGTCCTCGGCAATAAAGCCACGTTTGTCGGTGCCTTTTGCTTTGTCCTTGAAGTCGAAGCTGACCGCATCAAGCTCGAGGATCTTCTCACTGTCTGCGATCGGCTTGATGTTTTCCTTTACCTTGCGGCTTGATGTCTGGGTGAGAGACACACATGTGATGTTGCCGCTCGTTCCGTTTGCGTATATTGTTTGAGCGTCTCCGCCGGCATTGTAAAGGCCTATATAGCCGCCACCGCTGCTTGCTACTCTTAAAAGAATTTTATCGTCGCCGCTTGGGTTTCTTACGGTCAAATAGCCCCCGCTCGTTCCTAAACCTAAATCAACATAGGCCGTGCCGGTTGGCGTCTGCAGTCTTAACAGATCGCCTCCAAGCGATGCCCTCTGATAGCCGCTTGAATTATTTAATTGAATGGAGCCGTTTCCGTTGCGCGCCCACAAGTCAACCAGGGCGTGGTTGTTGTTATCATATAAAAGGAATTGAGCTCCGTCTGTCCCCATGTGATTAAGTGAGGCTTTAACGTTTGAGGTAGTACCCAAGAGTTGAAAACTCAATTTTGCTTTTAAGTTGTTTAGTTTGGCCTCTCCTGTCGTCATGTTGATTGAGGAGTTTCCCTGGATGTCCTGAATGGTCCCGGCCTTTATTAAATCGGCGTTAAGAACTCCTGTTGTGATCGCGTTAGCAACGATTCCCTCCGCTGTTATTGCTGTTTGGTAGGGCCCTGCATACCCCGTTGTCGAAAGGCCTATACCGCCAAGGTTCGAACGGATCACTTTTACGGCCGTGCTAATGTCTGGCGCGTCCATGATTAAATTTTCATCGGGATAGCCGTCGCCGTTGGAGTCGTAGCCGTTAATTACATAGCCGCCGAGGTTTCCGGTTATGAGCTCCGTCGCTCTGGTGACTGCCTTCTGCATTTCGGTCTTGGTCGGTGTCTTTTCGAGTGTGACTGTTGCCTTCGCAATAGTGTCCGCTATGTTGGTCTTGCTATCGCCGAAGGTCGTGCTTGTGTATCTGTCAGCAAGGACGTCCCACGTTGTGCTTATGCACTTGGCTGATGCACTGATTCCCAGAGCCTCAAAGTAAATATGCACGGTATCGCAAAGGTCGACCCGCTCCGTCAGGCTCTCGAGCTGAACGAAGTCCAGCGTGATCGAGTCCATTAAGCTCGTGAGTTTGTTGTTGTTCTTGTACCTTGTCGTTAAGTTTGCGAGCTGTGTCGCTATCGGTGTCGAGCTCTCGGGGTTTACGTCCTGAGAGAAGTCGATCGCAACCTCTCGAGGCACATCAAGGACTAAACCGGTCGGGACCAGAGTGCCGACTGTCTTATTCCCGTTTGTGTCAATGAAATACGGCACGATGCCAGTGACGAGGTTGCTCATGTCAAGCTCTTGCGAGAGCTGCGTGAGATTCTTGCCGTATCTGATCGTCACACCTCTGTCCATGCCTCTCGCATTAAGAAGCTCGGCCGTATAGTTGTCATATTTCCACTCACCGCCATAGACATCGAGGAGGCTCCCCTGTTTACCGCCAAACCATGAGCGAACGCTCGAAGGCTCTGACACGCTAAACGTGGCCACTGTGCTCTTGTCGGTTGAAATGGTAAAATTACCCGCCTTGTTATCCAGAAGCGCACACGCAGCCACACAGGAGCCAGCAGAGCCGTCCATTATCAACTTGCCACTCAAGTCATAACTGATATGTTGGGCGCTGACTGTAAACTGGCCGTTCATTGTCTTCCCCACCTTGTAGATGCGGAAGAGCTGGGGGTCGTCTGTATAATTTGGTTTTGCCTTGATAAATCTGTTCGGCTCGATGTCTTCGGCATGTATGCCGTCGGCCGAGTAGATCATCGTCAGCTCATAGACACCGTTACGCTCTTCTGTAATGGTGCAACTAATACAGTCGGACAAAGCGCCGAGACCGTAGTCGCTCGGCACCGTGCCCTCTGTGATTGTCTGGTATAAAATCGGGATCATATTGTCAGCCTCTTATATTGTGAAAAATCTCGGGACTATGGTCACAAGTGACAGGCTTCCTGTCAGGGTGACCGTGTTGAGCTCAGGATCTAACAATGGGAAGGTGCCGCTGATCTGATTGTTCTTGTTCTCAGCGGGGAGTCTGTAAGCGTTCATCGTCTCACAATCTATATTTAAGTAGTCGGTGACTGTCGCCGTCATTGTCTTCCCTCCGATCGAGATCGACACGCTTCCGGATCCTTCCAAATGAATGAGAGGTTTAGAAGTGTATCGTGTCGGGTTGTAGATTTTTGAGCCGTTTTCGACTGTCTGGGGTTGTTCCCCATTCTTGAGGAAGTGCTCCGCCCTGCATATAAATCGGATCGTTGCCCTTCCGTACTGTGTCATGTTGTTGGTGAACGAGTCGCCGCCCTCGTAGTATGCCAAGCGGAAGACGTCGGGCTCAAAAGAGTCCTCAAGTCTCTGATAACCTTTGACGGAGTTGAGCCAGCTCTCGACTGCGCTCACTCTCTCGGCGAGATCCTGGTCTTTTTCTTCTGCTATCCATACGTTATAGGTGCGAGGCACGTCTTCCCAAGCATCTTCTTGGTGAAGTATTGCGCCGTTGCGACCGGGCACGGTGTAAACTGTCTGTTTGCGCTTTGAACGCTCAAAGGCGGGAGCCTCGGAGATCACCATGCCATAATCTTCCGAGGTCTCGCCAGCGTATACAAAAAGGCCGTGCCTGTTTGTAGTCATGTTAAAAAGTTTAGGCATAGACTTGTCCCTTCCTCTTTGTCATTTCCTCGAGCTTGTACGCAACCGCATCGGCCAGAGCTTCAGCACTTTGTCCTTCTGCGCCGTATACGTTTATCGTGATAGGCTGACCGCCTCCGACTGCTTGGCGCATCATATCCATGAGCTTCTGGGTGCCGACAACGATCTCACTGCCAGCCTCACCGCCACCCAAGAGGTGGCCGCTTGCTGCTCCGAAGATCGTAGCGTTGTCCATGATATACGGCTCGTGCATAGCCTTGGCATACCAGTCGACCGAGAGCCTCGGCACGCTCGGAGGGTCAAGGCTAAAAGATCCGCTGATCGAGAAGTGGGGCATGTCCAAGTGAGGAAGCTCCCAACTAAAATCAAAGAAGTCTCTGATCTTGTCGATTGCGTTCTTGACGAGTGTCTTCAAGCCTTCAAAGATTGATGTGAATTTGTTTTTAATGCCTTCAAGTGCGTTCGTCACCTTAGTCTTGATGTTGTTGAAGCCGTTGGTGAAGAAGTTGCCGACCGCCGTGAAGAAGTTGCTCACTCCGTTCTTGATGTTGGCCCACACATTAGAAAAGAAGTTTTTGATGTTATTCCCAAACTCTTTGACTTTGTTGTAGCCGTTTACCGCCCACTGTGTAAATATCGGCACGATGATCTCAAGAAAAGATGCAAACAAGTCCGTGAGCTGGTCAAATAACCCGATCACGAAGTCAATGAGCACCGGCACGCAGTTGACGAGTGCCTCAAACACTGCGACAAGTATCTGAATTACTGCGCTCACGATCAAAGTTATGTTTTCGGGATCGCTGAGGCATAGAGCTATGTCGCTGATGATCTTGACGACTGCCGGCAAGAGTACCGGGAGCAACTCGGAGAGCTGGCCCGCTATCTGTGCCGTGAGTGCTATGATTCCGTTCACGAACTTGGTGACATTGTCACCCTCCGAGAGCCAGAGGATCAGGGAAGTAATCAAGTCACCGATGCCCTGCACGATGATAGGCAAGGCTTCAAAGAGAGCCGACACAATTCCCTGTATGCCTGAAATGATAGAAGGCATCAACTGCGGGATCATACTGGTCAGCGTTGTGATCGCCTGAACTAATACCGTGAAGATAGTGCTCACGAGCTGGGGAAGCATAGGCGCAAAGCCTGAGATCAGAGACATAAATATCTCCTGTGCAAGGCTGAAAAACTGCGGAGCCGCTGCCGTGATGTTGTCAATAACGTCTGCAAGTCCGTCCTTGATCGCTCCGATGCCCTCACTGTCACCGCTGAAGACTTTGGCAAGTCCGTCCATTACGGAAGTGATGCCCGGGAGGAAGTTTTTCATCAGTCCGATCTTCAGCCCCTTAAATGAGTCCTGAAGATCTATAATAGTGTCCTGATAGTTATCAGATGCGGCAATAGCGTCCTCGTCCATGTAGGCGCCAAGCTCATACATTTTTTGTTTGGCTGCTTCAGTCTCTTCCGCAGTCATTTCAAAGACACCACCGAGCTCGATCGCACCCTTACCGAGCAACTTGCTCGCCAGTGCCGTCCTCGTTGTGGAGTCCTCTACATTCTGCAAGGCTGTTATTGTGGCGCCAAATATTTCCTCTTGAGACATAGATGCGAGCTGTTCCTGAGATATGCCCAGAGCCTCAAACGCATCATTTCCTTCAACGGCTGCATTTGCCAAGGTCTTCATGGCTGTCTTCATGGAGTCGATTGACGTGCCCGCTCTCTGCAGCACAAAGTCCCACTCCTGATAGGCTTGCGTTGATATTCCCATTTTGGCGGCCGTGTCGCCGATCGTGTCGCCCATAGAACTGACATCGTTGGCGGCATCAATGAAAGCCTTACCGGTTGCAACTGCCGCACCTGTGGCCGCAGCCATAGCGCCGGCAATAACTCCCGCCGTGGTCTTCAATGCTCCCGCAAACTTCTCGCCAAACTTCGATCCGCCCTCTTCTCCTGCCTTCTCGGAGGCTTCACTTGTGACACCAGTCAGCTCTTTTGTTATAGTCGCCTGAGATCCTTCCATTGAGGGGACGATCGTGACATATGCTTTTGCGACTTCGATGTGCTCACCGTTTGCCATGCTCCTGCTTCCTCCTGATCCATTCACGCAAGTCAGTCAGAGCGAGCCCGCCCTTGCCGAGCTTGCGCTCGTTTTTATCCTTATCCCTTCCCGGTCTCGGGTAGGGCTTTGTTTTCCTTCTTGTTTTGCCGCCGCTCATAAAGGCGACAAGGTTGTTGTTTATTGCTTGCAAAAGGTCACAAATATCGCAAAGTATTGCGTTGGTTTTTGTGGTACTTTCCCACCCTTTGCTTTGACCTAAATCCTGCGCCAGTGCGCTGTCAGGACCGAGTCCTTTAATGAATGACAAGAGGGAGCCCCATGATAGGGCTCCCCCGATGTCGTTCACGTCGTACTTTGTGCGGGTTAAAAGGTCATAATTAAGTGCCTCACCATGTTCTTCAACAAACTCGGCGAGGCTTATGATTCCCCCATTGACGGATCCCCGAGCACATCGTCACTGTTTGCGGTCTGCTCGCTTGCGCTATACCAGAGGTTAATCAAGTTATTGAGGTCGTCGCTGACCATGTCGTCAACAATCTCCTCACCGAGATATTTGCCGAAGAAGTCAGTCATAAAAATATACTGGTCTTCTCTCGAGCCGCTTCTCAGTTTCATGATCGCCTTGACCTCTTTGACCTTCAAAGAGTTTAGAGTCGGTATGTTGTAGGTTTTTCCGTCAATCTCCACCGTCAGAAACTTCTGCGGTGCTTTAGTAAGTGCGTTTTTGGGTGGCATGGTATTATCCTCCTAAATTATTTAGATATGCTGGCCGTCGTCCTTTGCAAAAGTCCAAGCGGCTGCCTCGAGTGTGCACTCCCATGTGATTGCTTCCGTGGGTGACATAGTGATGTCGCCGACTTCTCTGATGATTCCCTTGCTTGTGCCAAGCATGAGCATGTCGTCGCCGTCCTTCATCAAGAAGAGAAAAGCAGCAGGGGAAGCAGAGACACCGGGCGCAACTGTTACACTCACGAGCTTGCCGTGAGTAGCGTCTGCGGGTGTTGCTGTGACATTGTCAGCGCCAAAAATAGCCTTGAGTGTGTCCTCGTCTGTATACATGAGCGGAGCGGTGACTGTGCCGCCTTCGTCTGAAGCGATAAGTCTCTCGACTTCCTTCGCCCAGTTACGGAGCGGATCGGAGTCCTTGCCCGTTGTCCATGTGATTCCGTCGGCTGTTACTGCTCCGACTTCCTTCCAGTCAGCCGCAAGGGTCTCACTCGGATAAGTGGGGAGTGCGGTGCCTTCGGGTGCTGTGTAAAACATGCCAGTAGCCAAGCCGATGCCAAGGTTTACCTTATTAGATGCCATGTTATAGCCTCCTGATTAAATTATTTCGAACGGTATGCGGTGGGCCGTGACGAGCACGGTCGCCGTGCAGAGTTTTAAGTCGGGACGTGCCGGATCGTTCCCCCAGCGTGCCAGACTGTTGATCGAGACGTTCCGAAGAGCGCCCGCCTGATTCTGTGCCTGTGTTTCAAGAAGACCGAGGACAGTCGCCAGAGTGTCATACGCTTCGGCATCTGTCTCAGCTCTTGCATCAATCGAGACGGTAAAGGTGTCGATCGTGTTGCTTGTCGTTCCCCCTGCTGCCTGTATGAGCACGTTGGGGAGCGTGTAGGACTTCGGGAGTGGTCTGACATAGACCGCAACGTGGTCCTTCAATGCGAGACGGATCTCTTCCTCGATGTCTGTGGGTTTTAATATCTTCATGTGAGTGCTCCCGTGAGCGCTTTGTCTTCGCTCTCTGCTATCATTGTGTTTTTATCTGTGGTTGAGACGAAGCCGATCCAACGGCCGCCGCCATAACCTCCGACCTGTGTCGATGCTCTAAAGCCCTCGCCACCTCTTGCGTTGTTGGAGTTTGCTCTGTCCTTGATCTCCTCCGTGACTTGTGTCACGACTTCGTGACACCCTTCAGAGAGTAAGATCTGACGAAAGCCCTCCGAGTTGAAGACGATGCGCACGCTCATGGTTTAGCCCTCCCACTTCATAAGGTTGAGCTGCATGTTTGACATGTTGAACGCTCCAAACCACACCCTCGGCTCTCCTGTTATCGTGTAGACCGCTCCGTCGTAGAGTATGCGGTCGCCCGGACGAACGTCAGAGCCTTCGGGAAGGTATGCAGTCAAGCCTTCAGATATGCCAAGCACACGGCCGTCTTGTGACAGGCTTGTAGATGCGGGTTGAACTGAGCACCCCGTGATCTTGAGCTTGTCGACTTTGGACTCGTCCCAGTCAGGCACGATCGAGCCTCTGAGCTCTCTCGTTCCCGGTCGGATCCTCGTGATAGTTTGTCTGCAGAATGATGGAAGCATAATCAATACACCCCTCTCGCTCTGTATGAGTTCAAGATCTCACGAGTGTCATCTGCCAGAGCTGACGCGTTTGCTCTTCCTGCCCATGCTGAACTGTATGAGACAGAAACACCGCCGGCGCTCTCTGAGTTGACTCCGTAGGGGTTAGTGACTGCGTGCGAAACGTTGTTCGCTGCTATCTCTTTAATGATAGAAATATCGCCGTCATTGTAGCCTGCAGTGTAGTGGATGAAGATCTTCGACCTTCTGCACCTGGGACCCACGTCGTAAATTCTGAGAAGGCCCTCACCCATTCCGATGTCATAACCGTCAGCGTCAACTTCCTCACCGATATAGGTGTCATCTGCAACGTTATAAACAGCGTCGAGGATGATCTTCTCGATGCTCGTCACATGAGTCGCAGGGAGTTGAATGAGCAAGTCGCTGCCAACGAAAGCATCACGCAAGTCCTTCATGTTGATGAAAAGACCACAGTGCAAGTTTGGAGAAATGTGCCAGCCGCAATAATTGCGGATCGATGCACATGCTCCCGGGATGCTCGCATCGATGCGTGTGTCACCCTGGAACTTGTTACCTGTAAAATTATTAAAATCGTAGGCCGTTATGAAGTCCGGAAGTGTTTTGGCGTCTACTACATAGCCCCATGGTGTGAGGTTTCTGTTTGTGAACTCGCTCATTTGTTGCTTCCTGCCTTCCTTGCTTTGTTAGCCGGTGCCTTCTTTGCCTTTGTTTCAATCTCAGGCTCTGCCTTCTGCTCCGGTTCTTTCTTCTTGGGTTTGCTGTTATAAGGAACCGCGCCAGCTGGCACGTTGTTCTCATCAAGCCAAACCTTTGAGCCGTTAACGATAAAGATCTCCATCGGGTGCATGCCTCCCTTCTTTAGAATTGAGAAAAAAGGGAGCCCTTTGTGGACTCCCTTCATTCACTTACTCACCCACTGCAAGAAGTACGACACCCTTGAGGTCTACAACTGCAGCAGCGAGACGCTCCTCGCCTACGAGTGTGACTCTGTTGTAGATTGCATCGTCTTCGTTCTGCTCGAAGAGTCTGACATCGATGCCGCCCTTCTTCCAAATCTTTACAGCTTCACGAGCTGCAACGAGTGCAGTGCCTGCTGTGATGTTGGAAGATGTCAAGATCTGAACGCCCCAGATATTTGCAGGAACGTTGTAGCCGCCATTTCCGTATGCACCGGAGAAATATCCGCCACCATAATACTGACCATTTTCATCCTTAGCTGTGAGGAGTGTGAAAAGGTCTGCAGGGTTGAGCATTACAACGCTTGCATCATATGCAGAGTCTGCCTTGATCTTCTGGATAGCCTTGAGAATACCGTCGGCGAATGTGACTGTTGTGCTGCCGCCATATGTCTCTGCGCCGATTCCTGTTGTGGTCTTTACTGCATTGACAACAGTAGAGTCTTCAACCTTGCCGATCTGATAGATGAGTGAGTTCTGAACCTCAGAAGCGAGGAAGGGCTCGTCGTAAAGGATCTCGTCAGTTTCCTTGATGTATGCAGCGACCTTTGTGAGGGGGAGTGTCTTAGGCTCGAAGCTTGTGGAGTTCTGGGGCTTCTTTGCGCCTTCAGCTGTAGCTGCAGGTGTTCCCTCATAAGCACCCTGGAGGAAATATGTAATAGCGTTGCCGCTGATCGTGCTGACTGTGAAATAGTCTGCGACTGCGTTTCTTCTGGGCTGAGGTGCGACAGATCTGTCAACGTCTGCGATCTGTACGGAAGTAACTACATCAGTAGCTGCCTTGAGGTGCATAGATACGCCGCTCTTCTTGTCTGTCATCTCTGTAGCTGACTTTGTGAACTGTTCTAAATCTGTCATTTTCTTGACCTCCTGAGTGTCTTTGTTTGTTTCTTCGGCCGTGCCGAGTGTCTTCAAGATCTCGCTGGCCTTTTCAGCCTTTGCGATCTTCTGCTCAAGCTCTTCAATCTCTGACTGGAGTGCTGTAGCCTTTTCGAGGGTTTCGTTTGCAACTTCCTCAGCCTTCAGCTGTTCCTCCATGTCGAGAAGAGCCTGCTTTTTTTCTGTGAGCTGATCCTTCAAGTTCATACTTCAGGGACCTCCTTCATGTTTTTGATGTAGTCGAGCAGTCCCTTCACTTTTTCCGAATTACTTGCACCCTTCTGTTCCTCTGCGAATTCCTGCGCCGCATTGACTTCGGGCTCTGCCTCTTCGGGATCCCTGTCGGGCTCCTCGGGTTTTGTATCGTCATCCTCGTCCAGTAATGACTGAGCGAGGTCTCGGATCTGTCTAATGACATCCTCGTCTGCTTTGCTGTTGCGCTTGCCTGCCTTTGTCTCAGGCTCTGCGCTCTTGACTTCAGTAGCGACTGCGTTCTGGTTAGCCGGAACGGTCACAACGCTGATCTCGAAGACCTCGAGCTTCTGCAAAACGTTGAAGATGCCTGCCTTTTCCTCTTCTTTTGTAGGGGCTCTACTCTCAAGAACCTCATACGCAAAAGAGAACTGATAGATCGCACCGGACAGGAGCATCTTCCTGACGTCCTGCGCCTGCTGCGTGTCTAAAAAATGCGCCTTGATGTATGGACCTTTTTCTGTGTCCTTTACGCTGTCGACTGCGCCGATAACTGCGCTAAAATCGTGGTTAAAGCAAAGAGGAAACGGGTGACCCGTTTCCTCTCTCTTCTTTATGGTTTCTGTAAAAGCTCCCGGCTCGATTATGTCGCCATAACTGTCGGGCTCTTTGTCATAGGTCGAAAAATAGCCCTCGATGATGCCGTTCTCGTCCGCTTTCATTTCAATGGTTTTATAACGATATGCCATGTTTACCTCCTCGATATAACTATCTCCGTGGTGCAGTTGCATCCACATGATTCATCAGGGTCGCCTGTATCTTCACCGGGCCAGTGCTGACCGTTTGAAAAGTCTGCATCGATCGGAACGCGCTCGCCGTTCATCGCTGCGTGCGATGGTCTTGAGTTCGGTCCCGTGACCCATTCCTTTTCTACGATCCGCCCGGCAACTCTCGGAGCTCCGTCACTGATCGCCTGGCTCGTAGCCTCGCCGATCGCAAACGATGCCATGGCACCGGCTGCGCTTCTTGCGATAGCCTCCGAATTGCTTGATCTGACTTCAAAAACGTGAGCCGTGTCAGGCTCATCCTCTTCGAGGTCTTTCAGGATCTTCTCGAGTGTCTTCTGGTTTATGTTCTTGGCTCTGCCTTCGGCGGCCTTTTTGATGTAGTTGCGAGTGACTTCCGTGCCGTACTCGGATCCGAGTGTCTTCGCTGTCTCGTTTCCGTGTTTGTCGGCTATGTCTTCCAGGACAGGCTGAAGGTCATCCGTCAGCTCTTTGTCCCAGCGTTCAGCGTTCCAGAAGTCTTCACTGTTTGCGTTGATCTTCGGGAGGACTGAACGACTCTGACGTGCAAAAAAGGACTTGAGGACTTCGGTGACTTTTTCGTCATCTTCCTCGTCACTCTTGCCCTTGATCCTCAGCTCTTCCGTGTCCTTGCACTCTTTGCATCCGCAAGTCTTCGGGTGGAGCGTCTTGGCATTGTTATCAACACCGGGATAACTATACGCATCGCCCTGCGTGTCCTGGGGACTTGCCTGCCCTCCTGTGACCACGTTGAGCGGTGTGATGATATCCTCGCCCTGTCCGGCAGGAAGCGGAGGAAGGTTAAGCTCTGCACGGACTTCGTCGCGTGTAAGATAAGGACCTCCGACTGCGCTCTGATAGATTGCAGCGCGCTCTTCAAACGATCCTTTGAGCTTTTCAGTCAAATCAAATTCAACATAGGTCTTTTCGTAATCTTCGCCGATCATAGGAAGCAGGAACGCGTTGATCCTCTGCTGTACCATCTGGATATCAGGGCCAAGACATTCAGCATATAATGCGCGAGCGTTGTCTTTGCTCGATGCGTAGGTCTGTGTGTTTGAGTGCCAGATCAGTGAGGGGTTAACTCTGTATGCAGCTGCGACTTCTTCACGGGAGAAAACAACCGACTGGCTCCATTCCTGTTCTTTGAATGAAGTGCTGAACGGCTTGATCTCCATGCCGTCCTCCATGATTGGGATCGAACCGGCTTTTGAACCGGCTCCGCTCCACGCTTCACGGAAGGCTGCCGCCCACGTCTTTTTCGTCTGTTCATCCCATGGAGCGACGTCCTTCGGTCTGATGATCTGCGCGTTCAGTCTTCCGGATGACTTCCAGAGCTGTCGGCGGAAGCGTCCAGCCTCGATCTGCTCCTGTAGTGTCTGTCTCAGTGAGCTGATCGGACTCAGATAGTCGCCAGGGTGTCCCGGGCTGTATGTCTTAAACTGCAAGAATTCAGTGTCAGGGATGTCGACCGCATCGGTTCCTGTCTTCGAGCAGACTCTAATCGTTCCCGGCGTGTAGGGAGTTTTTTCTTTCGAGCCGATTACCCAGTTCGTAGGAATGAGATGAAGGTCCCAGTTGCTTGCGCTCTCTGTGCTTGGAACTACCCAAACGTAAACGGCACCAAAAACATAATATTCAGCCATCAAACCACGAATAAATTCGAGCTGTGTCTGATAATTGTTAGGTCTCCAGAGTAGTTTGGCAGCTGTTCCGGAGCGGTCGCGGACCCTCTCATTTTCACCTTTGCGAGTGTAGACTTTGATCGGGAGCTGTGACATGCTCGCAGCCAAGAAGTCAACGACTGCGCGAAGGTTTCCCTGTGTGCGATATAGTTCTACAGCTGTGAGGTTAAGGACTTGAGCGTTCGCGTCGCCTGTCATCGTGATGTTATAGACAGCCGGGCGGCTTACCATCCTAAACCTTTCGAAAATACTTGGCATCTTTTTGATACCTCCTAAAAGTTAAGTATTGCTAAACAAACAAGCAAGTTGCTCCGGAAGCATAAACTGATTCGTAGATCTTCCGCTCTTTTTTCGTTATCATCGTCGCCCCAGCGAAAGCCATCGCCACAGCCATCAATGGACTGATATCGTCCGGGCTCTTTGTTCTATCCGGGAGCATGACACCGCCGCCCAGGTTCCTGAGCTGGCAAGTTCTGCCCGGTGTATCAAGTACAGGCTGAGGTAAGTGGAAGCATTTAACTCCGCCCCTGTTTTCAGGTGCGCATGCGCTGATTGCATCAAAAAAGCGGTTCCAACCCGCTGACAGGTCGGGACCTTCTTGCGCCATCCTTGTGACTCCCTCGATCGTGCAGATCTGTTCACCCAGTCCGGAGACAGGTGCGCCTCTGCCTTGAAATGCGAGTTTCATCTCTTTATATTTCGGAGCTCGTGCCTTGAACCAGTCGACAGCCCACTCCGTTCCGATCCGTCTCTCAACGATCTCAACGTGATAGTTGCCATCTTCACGCAGTCCGCAGACAGCTATGACGGTCCACTTTCTATCTTGTGACATGTCTATGCCCCAGAAGAGTTCACTGTCTTCCCGGATGCAGCTCGTTTCGTCTACACCTCCGAGCCAAGCACCTTCTGGGAACGGTTCGGGGAGTATAGTCTCAACTTGCTGACACATGCACTCACTCCTAAACTTCGATTCTGGGAACGTCTCGCGGTTTGCGAGCAGTGCCCTCAATGTCAGACGGCCATAACCAAGCGCAGGGTTTGCCTGAGCCAGAGCTTTGAGGTCGTCTGTCTTTGCCTTATCTTCTGCCGACCACTCGAAGAGTCCGAGCGTGTCGCTGTCGATATCTCCACCGAAGTCGTGAGCAGCTGCGCCTGTCATCTTCTCGATCGCCTGCGATCTCAACTGACGGAGCACGATGCTGTCGGGATCGCCTGCGTTTGTGAAGCCCATGATGATCCCGTTCGGCTTTGCGTTAATGGATGCACCGGCGGCGCTCCATGTTTCCCAGTCACGAAGCTCACGGACCTCGTCGACCATAACTAAATCATTAGAGTCGCCACGTCCTGCTCGTCTCGTAGGTGCGCCGACTTTATAGGTACGGCGATCTGTAAGCACGAGCTTCTTGCCGCCGTTCCTTCTTGCCACGTTCTCGATGTCAATGTTCAGGGCTTCATGAGTTTCCTGGTCAAGAATGACCGCCTCCCAGACTTCTTCAGCCTTTTCCATAGACAGCGAAGTCCCGAAGACGTTTTTGACTCGCAGCACATTAAGAAAAAACGAAGCTATCACTTTGGACAGCTCCGTCTTGCCGTTTTGTCTTGATACCAGCACGAGGATCGTGCGGAACCTGAAGCGCCAAGTCTTTCGGAGATCTCCGACGATCTCCAGCATGTGGATCAGTGCCCACTCTTGCCAAGGGTATAGGACCATGCCGAGGATGGTCTTCGCGTACTCAATGGCAGCGAACCCGAGGGATGTGTTAGGTGTTAACCTTCTGAGTGGTTTAGTCCAGAGCCTTGGCTCAGTCTTGCCGAGTATCTCAGCCAATCTTGAAAGAGTTGCGGAGTGACTCCACAGATGAAATACTTGCCTCGGTCTTGTTTTCTTCAAGTATTTCCTTGAGGTTATTCAAGGCGCTCGCATAGTCGCGGACTGTCGCCCTGAATTCCTGAACGAATGGGTTAACTCGTTGAACTTCTTCACCAGTTCCCAGTGTTACCTTCTGGCTGAGCGGTTCGGTTTTATAGATCGGGATCTGCTGCTCGATCTTTTCCTGCATTGTCAGGACCGCGTTCGCCAGGCTGATCGTCTGCGCCCGGAGTTCCGGGCTGACTCTCTTGCAGAGCTCCTCAGCTTTTGACTTCTGTATCGGCTGCACCGCTTTGGGTTTAGTCGATCGCCTCGTTGTCTTGGCCTTGGGCTTTGCTTTCGGCTTTGCCACTTTCTTCGTTGTTGTCTTTGTTGTCTTGGTTGCCTTCGTCGGCTTCCTGGTCGTTTTCTCTTTTGTCATAACATCACCGCCTTAGTGTGTGCCGCCTTGTTTTTAAGGCTTGGAAACTGCAAGGCTCACAGCTTTCGCCCCGTCGGGCTATCCAAGCCAAAAAAATAATTTGAGTTTCTCGGGGAGGGAAATGCCA